GAATCATGGCTTATAGCACTGCAAATCGGCCCTTCCTGACCGTTCCGGCAATCGCCGGAGGGTTCGGAGCAACCATTGTTGGCGGCGTTGCCGGCTCTTCGGATTGCGGCGGCAATATCTGGGCTTATCGGTCCTCCGATACGCCTGCAACGGTGTCCAGCACGGCGGGCTACTTTACCGACGGCTTTAAGCTGGGCCTGCGCAAGGGCGACATCATGTTTGTCACGCAGTTCTCCACTGCGCTGGCAGTGACGGCGATGGCCGTCGGCGTGATTACCACGGTTACCGCCTCCTCGGCGGCGACCTGGAGCATTTCTGCCTCCTCGTCCTAATCTCCGGGACGGGGCCTCCCGGCCGGCTGGGTTCTCCGTGCTCAGCCGGCCACCCAACCTGTGAAGGATCTCATGACTGATAAACATCTGCGCCCCGGCGCCCTGACCAACGCCTCCCTGGCCGAGCAGACCTATGCCAGCTATTTCGAATTGCTCCCGGAGACGGTTGAATACGAAGATGTTTTCTACCCCACCTTCTGGATGCATCACAAGAGGGTTCGGCCGTATACTATAATCCGCCTGCGCCGCCTTGATCACGCCTTTGACGTGTTCGTCACCGTGCGCACCCCGGTTGCCGGGGGGTTGGTGGTGGAATTCCATTCCGGGCGTCCGCCAGCTGGTGTTGACCCCTATGAAGTGCAGAGCGCCGTCCACGCCGAAGCATCCAAGCTCAGGATCGCGCCGATCGGCCAAGATGGCAAGCCGGTGGTTAAAATCGAGTTCCTGCCTAAGATCAAGTGGCGGGTGCTGGGCCTGGGATCGGAAGAGATTGCCCGCAACATCGAAACCCGCGATCAGGCCGAACTCGCTATGGCCGACTATCTGCGCTCAGTCTCTATGCGCAACCCGACCGACGAAGAGCTGTTCGCTGAGAGCAAGCGCCGCACCGCTGCGGCAGCAGCTGCGCAAAAGGCGGCCGGCGAAGGTGCCCGGCCAACCGCTTAAGGAGCCGCGATGGCGACCAAGATCGACGTGTACAACGAGGCGCTGCTGCATCTGAAAACGCGGCGGCTGCGCACCTTGACCGACGCCAGGTCTGAGCGGCGCGATCTGGACGCGGTCTGGTCGCCCACCATCGATTACATGCTGGAGCGCGGGCTGTGGAATTTTGCCACCCGCGCCCAGCAATGGATGCCCTCCGACACCATCGAGCCCGAGTTCGGGTTTCAGTATGCCTATGAAAAGCCGGATGATTATGTCCGGCTGGTCGATATCGGCGCCGATGAACGCTATGGCTGGACCCTCGATGACTACAGCGAGGAGGGGTCGGTGTTCTACTGTGATGTCGATCCGCTTTATGTCCGTTTCGTCTCTAGCGATGCGGCCTGGGGCCGCGATTTGGGCAAATGGTCGGCTGCATTTGCTACGGCGACAGCTTGGGAGCTGGCTTGGCGCGCCGGCGGCCATATCGGCTACGTCTCCGCCGATGTGAAATCCGAGATCGGCAGAGAGCGCAAGCGCTCGCTGACCGAGGCCAAGGGCGCTGATGCCGTTAACCAGGCGATGAGCCATCTCCCTGCCGGCCGGCTCGTTCGCGCGCGCGGTGGCAACAATGGCTATAACAAGATGCGCAGAACCCCCTACCAATAAGGATGGCAATGCCTGATACACTCGATCGCCTGCAAGGCGCCCGTTCGGCGTTGGGGGCAAAAACGCCTGTCCTGGTGGCTACCATAGGCAATATCACCCTTTCTGGCTTGCAGGCCATCGACGGGGTAACGGTTGCTGAAGATGACCGGGTGTTGGTCAAGGATCAGAGCAACCAGGCGGAAAACGGCATCTACTCCGCCTCGACGGGAGCGTGGTCGCGCACCAAGGATTTTGATGGCGACACAGATTTTGTCCAGGGGACGCTGGTCCCGGTCGCGCGCGGCACAGCCAATGCCGGCATCCTTTACCGTTTAAGCAACATCGCGCCGCAGGTGGTCGGCACGACCGCGCTCACCTTCGCCCAAATCCAGGCGGCACCGACCGAGTTCACCTTTTACGATGTTCGCGATTATGGCGCCGTGGGGAATGGAACGACGGATGACTCCAGCGCTTTCCAGGCGGCCATCAATGCGGCCAGCGTGGCCGGAGGCCAGAGGCGCGTTTACATTCCAGACACCGCCAATGGCTATGCCATTGGGGCAACCGTTACCGTTCCAGACAATATCCTAATCTTCGGCGACAACAAGAAGGGGCTTCAGCTCAGCCGCATTAAGCCGACGGCAGGCTTCACCGCTCCGTTATTTAGGACCGACGATTATGGCGTGACGCGAAAGCTGCGTATCGGGCTTGAGGGCCTGTATGTAGACGGCTCCTCGACAACGCTGACAGCTATCGAAGTCAATTGCCAGGAAAGTCACTTTCGCGATCTGACAATCAAGAATTGCTTTACCTATGGCATCCATCTCGGCGGGGTGGGCTCCGGCGCAACTCAGCAGGCGCTCAACAACCACATCGAGGATTGCTATATTGCGGGCATCACCGGCTCGGTTGAGTTCTTCGACGGGATATTCATCAACTACAATTCGGCAGACAACACTATCCGCGACAATTATGTTGAGGCTTGCAAGGATGCGGGCATTCGCTCGCGCGGCTATAATAACAAAATTCTCAACAACCACGTCTTCAATATCTCCGCAACCGGCGGCGGCGCCGGGCATGGCATCTATTGCGAAACGGCAGCAGACCATGATATCAGCCACAATTACATTGAGCTGATTGCTAAAAGCGCGGTTTTTATCGATAGCGGTGCGGCGGATTTTGGCACGCTCGCCGGGACGATCGTGGGCAACATTTGCCGCAATATCAACACCGGGGCAGCAGTGAGCGGCGTCGTCACGGTGCAGGGAACGAACATCTCGGCGCTGACCATCTCCGGTAATGTGGTGCGGCGCGACAATGCCACGAGCTACAGCACGCTCTACTTCGCCCATTTCAACAGCATCACCCCGGCGCGCGCCAGGGTGGCCCTCAATGAGTGGCAAGATGGTCTCGTGACCATATCCGAGATCAATTTTACTCTCGAAAACCATGTCAACACGGTCCCGGTCAGCAACAGTGGCACCGGTGAGGTTGACTTGATGACCACAACGCTGCCGGCGGGCTTGCTTAACCCAGGCGGCGCCGGCTTGCGCGTGCGTGGCTGGGGCACGGGGACGACCGTATCTACCGCCGTTTCTCGCCGGCTGCGGATGTATTTTGGCGCGACCGTGGTTGCGGATACGGGCGCAGTCAATATCCCCACGCAGTGGCAGCTCGACGCCACTATCCTGCGCACCAGCTCGACCGCCCAGGAGGCTTTTGGGACGCATATGTGGAGCAGCGGCGGGACCGGCGTCGCTGGTGGCATCCGTTCGGCTCCAATCGAGGGGCTAAGCACAGCGATCGTCGTCAGAGTAACGGCACTATGCACCGCGTCAACGGGCGTGCTGACACAGAACGCTCTGACCCTTTCTCGAATATCGGTTTGATTCATGGGCAAGATCAATGCCTTAACGCATACCTTTTCCACAGGCAGGATCTCCCGCGCCGCGCTCAACCGCGTGGACAAGGAGGGCATACGCCTCTTTGCCGAGAGGCAGGAAAACCTCGCTCCATATTCCATCGGTCGGGCGATCATGCGGCCAGGTACGCGATATCTTGAAACCTCCGCAGGCAATACGCGGCCACGGCTTATCCCCTTCGTCAAGGGGATCGACGATGTCGGGCTGATCGAGATGGTTTCCGGCTCGATGCGGGTCTTCATCGACGATGATCCGGTGACGCGAGGCGCGGTGACGGCGGCAATCACCAATGGTGATTTTTCCTCTGCGACCGGCTGGACAGCGACAGCAACGACTGGGGCAACCTCTTCGATATCAGGAGGCGTGCTGACACTTACTGCTGCCGCACGCGGCAGCAAAGCGAGCGCAACCCAGGAGGTCTCCATCAATGAGCCTGGCGATGAACACGCCGTTCGCATCAGTGTCACGCGCGGCCCGGTACAGTTCCGCATAGGCGCGACAGTGGGTGGCGACGAATATATAGCCGAGACTTCGCTCGACACGGGCTTCCACAGCCTTGCGTTCACGCCGACGGGTGGATCGACCGTTGATTCGCGAACAGTGCTGCTGCTGCATTGCGATGGCGCAGATGGCTCGACGACATTCATTGATTCGTCACCGTATGCGCATACGGTGACGGCAAATTCCGGCGCTCAGCTCGATACCGCTCAATCAAAATTCGGCACGGCAGCGGGGCTGTTTTCGGCCGACAACCATTCGATAAATCTGGACGGTTCCAGCGACTTCACCTTTGACGCTGGCGACTTCACTATCGAGATGTTTGTCAGGCTGTCAACCCTTCGCGCTGAGAACCAGCATATTTACGACAGCCGACCCAGCGGCAGCAGTGACGACGACTATCCGATTCTGCACATTACCTCGTCCGGCGTGATCCGCTACTTTCGCGGTGATGTGGCAGTGATCACCGGGTCAACGCTGTCGGTGAACACCTGGTATCATATTGCCGTGGCACGGGCTAGCGGGGTGTCGCGTCTGTTCGTTAACGGCGTCCTGGTGGGCAGCGCCACGGATACGACGGCTTATCGCAACGGCGCGTCTCGCCCGATCATCGGCGTTAGAGGTAGCGATGCGCTCGACAATGAGTTCTTTGGCTGGATCGATGAACTGCGTGTCTCCAAGGGCATTGCCCGCTGGACAGACAGCTTCACCCCGCCGGCCCAGGCATATTCGACAAGCTCTGTTGATACGTTTCATGTCCAATTCGCGAGCCAACTCGAACGGTCGGTCGTCGTCGATTCCGTCGATATCGAAGCGGCTGGCGAAATGACTCTACCGGCGCCGTGGAACGAAAATGACCTGCGCGAAATCCGTTTCGATCAATCCAATGACATCGTCTTCCTGGCCTGCGGCAACTGGCAGTCGCGCAAGATCGAGCGGCGCGGGGATCGCTCTTGGTCGCTGGTGGTTTATGAGGCAAATGATGGTCCATTCACCGCCTCCCGCACCGCCAACGTCAGACTGAAATCATCAGCCTCGCGCGGCAATGTCACGCTGACGGCTGATAGCGACTTTTTCAAGACAGATCATGTTGGCTCGCTATTCCGGCTGGATCATGAGCGGCTTGAAGCTGACTGGCTCCTCGCAGGAGAGGAGGCGTATTCGGGCGCCTTCCGCGTACGGGGCATTGGCGAAGAGAACGATTGGGGCCTTACTATCACCGGAACCTGGGTCGGCACGCTTACGGAGCAGCGGTCGTTTGACGGCCCCGATAGCGGCTTTGCCGATAGCGGCCCAACTCATACTATCAACTCCAGTGCGGAGGTGAGTACCGGGACTGAATTTGACAACCAGATCTGGTGGACAAGATATATTTTTAAAACAGGAGAATACACATCCGGGACCGCCACTGTTGCGATAAATTATCCTGGGCATAGCGCTGGAGGAGTCGGGAGAGTTACCGCGTATACTTCGCCAACCGAGGTTTCCGCTGAAGTTCTCGACGACATCAATAGCAATACCGCCTATACGACGGATTGGCGCGAGGGCGACTGGTCGGATCGCCGGGGCTGGCCGGAGGCACTTGGCTTTTTTGATGGCCGGCTGTGGTTCGCGCGCCGTGACAAATTTTGGGGCTCGGAAACCGATAATTTTCACGCCTTCAATCTCGATACTGAGGGCGATAGCGGTTCGATCCAGCGCTCAATCTCGGCCGGCGGGTTCACCAACCAAACTCAGTGGGTCATGGGCCTTCAGCGGTTGATCCTCGGCACGAATGCCGCGCCGATGAGCGTGCGCTCATCCTCGTTCGACGAGCCACTGACTCCGAGCAACATCACGCTCAAGGCGGCTGGAACCGCTGGTGCCGCACGGATCAGCCCCGTGACCGTCGGGTCGCGGGGTGTTTTTATCGGCGCTGACGGCTGCGCGATATTTGAACTGGCTTTTAGTGTTGACGCCCAGGATTATGTGGCAACTGAGCTGACCCGTCTTAATGAGGACCTTGCCGACAGCGTCAATCCAGAATTGTTCGAAGATAAATTCGTCGAGCTAGCGCATCAAGCCTCTCCAGAGCCTTATATCTTTGCGCTGCGCGACGATGGCGTGGCCGCATGCATGCTGTTCAATCCATCGGAGGAGGCGCGCGGGGTAGTGACGCTGCGCACCGGCGCATACGAGCCTCTCGATGAAAGCCGGCCTAATGACCGTATCGTGTCGATTGCAGTCCTGCCGCGCTCGGTAGAAGACGATGTCTATGTTGCCGTCGAGCGCATTATCGATGACGGCGCTGGCGGGACATCCCGCTCTTACTATATTGAGAAGTTTGCTCGGCACCGAGACACAGTAACAAGACAATATGATGCGTCAATTGGCGATGTCGCTACCAAAAACGGCTTGTATCTTGCTGATAGCTACATTATAGCTGAAGGTAACGGCTCGATAGGGCAGGTCATTGGCAACCTTAGTCACCTGGAAGGGCGCCAAGTAATTATTGTAGGCCAAATTGTTGGCGGCGGATATGGTCCTACGGGGACATTTTATACTGTCGTTGGCGGTTCCATAACAACGCAGGAGGCCATGACCTCGGAGCCGATATGCGTCGGCTTGCCCTATGAGGGACTGTACAAATCAGCCAAGCTGGCCTTTGCCGGCCAGGCAGGAACGGCGCTACTTCAGAAGAAGGCGGTAAGCCAGATTGGCCTTGCGCTGCTTGACACGCATCCCGATGCGATCCGGATAGGCCCAAACTTTGATGACGATGATATGGACGAGCTGCCGCGCACCGGAAGCGATGGTCTTGACGGCGGGCCGGTAGATATCACCGCGACCTTCCAGCGCTCCCAAGAGGAAGAGCCATTCCCCTTCCCCGGCGAGTGGGATACCGACAGCCGCGTGCATATCAAGATACGTCCCGGCTATTCAGCCTGTCTGTCGGCGATGCTGATCGGGATCGAGACGCGCGAACGAGGCTGATGCTTATCCGCGATGCCACTCCGCAAGAAGAGCGGGCCTTTTTCGGAAGCAATGACCCCACCATCCGCGATCTGCGCTGCGCAGTGACCGGCGATACAGTGGTTGCCATGGCCGGGGTGATCCGCGATCCCAGGTTTTGCGGCTCGATTTTTGAAGAGGACGGGCGCTGGATCGGGTTCTTGCAGCTGGCCCCTGATGCTGCGCCGCTCGGGGTCCATGCCGTGATCGCGATGCGGCGATATCTCGAAACCCAAACCGAGCCGATTATCGTGCAATGGGACGACGCCTACCCGACCGCTGAGAAATTGCTGCGCGTACTCGGCTTTACCCCCACCGATGAATTCATCCCCGATTTCCGCAACATTTCCCGAAAACTGAAAGTGTGGTTATGGCAGCCCTCCCCGCAATAGCCGCCGCCGCAACGCTAGCCTCCGCCGGCCTTTCGGCCATGGGCTCGATCCAGCAGGGCAAAGCCCAGCAGGCGGCGCTGAATTTCGAAGCCAAGCAGCATGAGCGCCAGGCCGCCGAAGAGCGGGCCGCCAGCCAGCGCGAGGCGCTGGGGAAACGCCATGATGCCAAGATCGCCATGTCCAGGCAGGTTGCGATTGCCGGGGCGAGCGGCGCCGGCGTCGTCAATCCTAGTATCTTAGATATTTACGGCGAAACCGCGCAGGAGGGCGAATATAACGCCCAGACCGCGCTGTATGGCGGCGAGAGCCGGGCGCGCGGCCAGCTCGACTCGGCGGCTGCGGCAAGGTTTAAGGGGAAGGCCGCCTACAAGGGATCAATATTGGAGGCCGGCGGCCACATCACCGGTGGCATTGGCTCGGCGGCCAAGGGCTACGGCTAGTATATACAGAAATTATCTAACTTTCTACTTGGAGCGATACTTTGCCAAAGATGCCGACCAAGGAATCGCTGAGCGGCCCGATGTCGCTACGCTCCGGCCGCGCCGTAATTTCCGCCAGCCAGGTCGATGCCTCGGCGATCGGCCGGGGGCTTGAGGCGGCTGGGCGCGGCGTCAATCAGATCAGCGCTTCGCTATCGGCAATCGACGACAAAGCCAAGCGCGAGCAGGACGCTCTCGATCTGATCCGCGCCGAGTCCGCGCAGCGTGCCTCCCTGTTCGAGACCGAGCGGGTCTTTGACGAGGATGGCGATTACAGCACCCATGATAGGCGCTACACCCCTCTCGCCCGGCAGGCGACCGACGAAGCCGCCGGCCTGATCCGCGATCCGCAAAAGCGGGAGATGTGGCGGCTCAAGGCCGATAGCGACATTATCGCCGGCCGCGAGCGGCTGCTCAAGCGCGCCGACACCATGGGCCGCCAGGAGCGCCTCGTCCAGCTTGAAAACACCCTGGAATCCCACCGCAACAATTTCACCGACCCGCGCGCCTCCAATGAGGACCGCGACCGCATCCTCCAGCAAGCGCGTGACGCGATTGAACTGGGCAAGCGCAGCGGCCTGGTTGACCCCATTCATGCCTCGAAATACGAAGATACCTATGTGCGCGGCGCGATCAAGCAGGATGCCGAGCGCCGGCTGAACGATGACCCGGAAGGCTTGCGCCGTGACCTGCTCGGCGAGCGGGCGCCGCAGGGCGAGCTGGAGATCGGCAATGTCGATCTGTCCAGGCGCGGCGCGGTCAAGAATGCCGACGGCTCGATCTCGACGATCAAATCGACCGTAATCAATGAAAATGGCCGGCAGGTGCTGATCCCGACCATTGACCCGGAAGGCCGGGAGATGGCCGAGGAAGAGGCGATCGAGCGGTATCTCGGCACCGGCGAGCATCTGGGCAAGTTCGATACGCCAGAAAGCGCCGCCGCCTATGCCAAGCGGGTAGCCGAGCGCGGCGCCAAGAAGTTCATGCCGCATCGCGGCGCCTCGCCGGAGGCGATCTCGATCCGGCTGGAGACCGGCAAGACCGATCCCTTGGAGGGGGTCAAGAACATATCCAAAGACTCGGCGCAGTCGCGGTCCTATGGGAATTTCGGGCTGAATTCGCAACCTGGCGCTGGCGCGCATCAGTTCGCCGCCGAGTATGGCCCGGCGTTGGGGCTGTCCGGCACGCCGGGGACCGCCGAGTTCGACCGCTCCTGGCGCGCGGTGGCAGCGGCTGACCCCAAGGGCCTGCATGCCGCCGAGATGGAGTGGTATTCTAAGAATGTGCTGCTGCCCACGCAGGGCGAACTATCCGCCGCCGGCCTGCCGCCGGAGCTGGCCGAGGACGGCCGGGTGGTGGCTTATTTCGCCGACCGCAAGATTCAGCAGGGTCCGGCCTCGATCGCCAACCACGCCGAGCGGGTCCGCGCCGCACTGGAGAAATCCGGCGGCAAGGTCGAGCCGTTCCTGCGGGCAATGACCGAGGCTGATCGGGGCAATCTGGAGAGCGATTTCCGCACTGCCCTAAAAACTGGCGTCTACAGCGCGCGCGGCAATGACAACCGGGTTTATAACCGGCTGAATATGGCGTTGGCGATGGGCGAGGATGGCGGCGAGCCGGCGCCGCAGGGCCGCTACGGGGCATTGTCGCCGCTGGAGCGCTCCGATTATATCGCCAAGGCTGAGCGCGCCGCGCGCACGCGCTTCGAGGGCAACCGGGAGAATCTCAAACAGCAGCTCGACGACGATGTCGAATCGATCCGCCGCACCGGCCAGGGCGGCGAGCCCGATCTGGAGATGGCGCGCCGGGTGTTGGAACCCAACCAGATCAACCGTTATTTCCTCAATCGCGCCGAGGCCGAGATGGAGCATCGCGCCACGGCAGATCTCTACAGGCTTCCGGAGGAAGCTTTTCAGGATCGGCTTAGCGATGATGAGCGGGTGGGGGGAGTGGGGCCCAAGCCCGGCGAGCCGTTCTTTGAAGCCAAGGCCAAGGTCTATGACAAGGCCGAGAAGAAAATCAACGAGCTGCGCGTGTTGCGCGAGACCGATCCCGCCCGCGCCGTCGATGAGTTCGAAGAAGTGCGCGTTGCGGCTGAGGCCGCGCAGGCCGCACCCGACGATCCCGAGGCTTTGCAGAATCTCGCCCGCGCCCGGCTCGACGCCCAGGGCAAGGTCGGCATCCCCGACGGGCTGCGCACTCCGATCACCAAGGCCGAAGCAAAGGTGCTGGCGGCTCCGTTGCGCGGCGTGGAAGGCGAGTACATGGAGAAGGCGGCGACCGATTGGTTCGCCGGGCTCCAGCAGCGCTATGGGCCCTATGGCAAGGCGGTCGCCGAAGCCTCGATCGAATATGCGCTGACCCGCGACAAAGACCTCGCCAAGATGGTGACCGGGCAGATCGAGAGCATCACCCAGGGTCTCCAGCCATCGGCCGCCTCGATCCGGCGCACGGAATATCTGATGGAAGCCAATCGGGCGCTCGGCGCTTATGGTGGTGATTTCGTCGGCGAGCCGATGCGGCAGTATGGCGCTGGCGCGCGTACTACATCTCAGCCGCTCGCTGACGACTCCACGCCCGGACAGATTTACATGAACCCGAAGGGCGGCGCCCAGATCGGGGATCGATTTATCCCGCAGGGCGCCATCGACCACCTGCTGCAGAATCCCGCGCTCGCCGACCGCTTCAACGAGAAGTTCGGCATGGGCGTCGCCGAAACCATCCTCTCCGGAACCAATCCCGATGGCTGAGAATCCCTTCGATCTCTATGACGAAGCCGCGCCAACCGTCACGCCGACCGGCCCAGCCACCGAAGACGACAACCCCTTCAGCGCATTCGACGGCGAGCAGCCGCCACAACCCAAGGCGCCGGCCAGCCAGCCGCCAGCGCCACCGACGCCCGTGCAGAACATGCCGGGCGTTTCTGTTATTGACGACGCGGAAATGCGGGATTTCCTTGATGCCTTCGAGGCGCAGAACATGCGCGATGGCACCGACAAACTGAATGAAGCACGCGGGCGCGGCTTCATCGATGGGATAACTGACCCCCAGCAGTATCTCGAATACGGCAAGGGCCTTCCAGGCACCGCCCTCGATACAGTTGTTGGCCGCCCGCTGCGCGCGGCGGGCACGTACAAAACCGCCGGCGAAATCAACGCCGGAGAGTTCCAGCGCCGCCAAATCAGCACATTCGACCGGATCGATCGCGGCGAGCGCATCGCCGACATGGACGACCCGGTCGGCTACCAGCACATGACTCCCGCGCAGCGGCAGCTTGCCCGCGCGCAAGTGGAGCGCGCAGCGGCGGTTTATGCGGCAACTCCAGTTAAAGAGCAGGCCCTACACAAGGCAGGTGAGGCGGTACAGAAGTATTCCAAGACCATCCTGCCCGCCATTCCAGGCTATGAGGACTCAGTTGGTCGCCAGCTCGGCGAAGGCAGCGGCTCCCTACTCGGGTCCATCGCCACTGGCGTGGTCGGGCGCGTTCTCGGCGTCGGCAGCGGGCTGATGGTGGCGACCAGCGCCATGGGCGGCACGTCTGAGGCCGTTGACCGCGCCATTGAATTTGACCGCAAGGAAAGAGCGGCTGGCCGCGCCGGGCTGACCGACGCCGACTTCGTGTCCGTTGGCATTTCTGGCGTTGGCCCTGGCGCGACCGACCTCGTGCCGCTGGAATTCCTGCTCCGCCGGCTCAAGCTTCCTCCTGAAGTCACCAAAGCCACGGCGCGCGTCATCGCTCGCATTGGCGGCCAAGCCTTTATCGAGGGCATCCAGGAAGGCGGCCAGCAATTCTGGCAGAACGAGATCGCCAGGGAGCGCTACGACCCCAGCCAGTCGCTCACCGAAGGCGTGCTGCCGAACATGGCGTTTGGCGGCGGCGTCGGCGCGATCGCGCAGGCTTCGAAGGAGCTTGGCCAGTTCGCGCTGCGGCGGTTCGCCGGCAGGCGTGCCAGCGGGTCGGCGGGGCAGCCATCCGGCCAGCCGACCGCTCCCGGCGTCGCGCCGCGGGCTGCTGCTTCGCCCGATCAGGCCCCAAGTCAGGCCACAAAAGCCCCAAGTTCCCAGCCGGAAGCTGCGCCCACGCCAACGATCCGGCGCGATGCCGCGCCAGAGACCCGTGCCGCCGCCCGCGAGCAGTTCAACCAATATCTCGCCCTCGAAGAGCGCCTCGCCGTCATCCCCGACGATGTTGACGCCCCGCCGGAACTGATCAACGAGGCCATTGACGCCGAAGAGGCGATGGTGGAGGCCTTCCGCGCCACCGGCCTGCCCGGCGACAATCTCGCGCGCGGCACGCGGCCGATCAATTCCATGGACGATGTTCGCCGTGCGTTCGATGAAGCAACGCCGGAGGAGATCAATGAGTTCTGGCAGGGCAAAGCGGTTGGGCCGGCTGCCTCCGGCGCT